CATAGCTTCTGGCATTGGTTGAGGCATAGCCGCTGGAATACCGCCTTGGGGAGCCATAGCCGCCGCTTGTTGTTGGGCCAATACTGGTTGCAATAAAGCAAGTACGTCTTCTGGGGTGTCCGCCGCAGCGTTGTAGCCTACTAAGTCAGCAAGCTCCTCGACCCGCGCATCGATAGAGCGCATGTCACCACGAAGGTTATTCATCAGAATCTCTGGTGAATTAGGACGACGGTCGGCTACTTTTGACGCTTCGTTATCATCCATCTCGTATTCGTCTTCGCTGTCGTCCTCTTCCATGCTGTCCATAAAACCTTGCATGATGCCAACGTTTTCCACGTCAGTCTCATCTGCGGCTTTTTTAAACATGGGTCGATCCATTATCTTATCTTTCATGGTATTTCCTTAAAATAAACCGGCTCGGCTTGCAGCAGCCGCTGTCGTAACACCACCTACTACTGTTCCCAATGCGGATTGCAATGGAGAAGCTGAAGGAGCACTCGCTGAAGTCAATGTCATTTGTGAAGAAGGAGCACCTTTGTATATATCAGACACAAAAGCTAGTTGCTGATAAGGCGTCATCGCTTCTTGCAAACGAGTAGCACGAGATGCATCCAGTTGCGCTTGAGCATTTTGCTGTTCAAGAGAACCGATACCAGAAAGTAATGACACGTCGGCCGCGTTTAGTTGCTGACCGGCCTGGCCTAAAGCGGCTTGTTGCATGCCCATTGTGCCCATGTTCGCGCCTAACTGGCCCAATGTCGTTGCTTGTTGGGTGTTTATGCCAGCTTCTTGAGCAGCCAATGAACCGATTAAACCAGCACCTGATTGACCCAACTGTGCTTGAGCAAGTTGTTGTTGGCCAATAGTAGTGCCTGCCGCCAATTGACGTTGACGCTCTTGTTCAAAGGTTGTCATGCCGGCTGCTTGAGCTTGGTTGTAATTAGCCGCGTAGTCTTGGAATGTGCGTTGTGACATCAAGTCCTGTAAGTTACGTTCTTGCTCTGCGCGTTGAACGCCTTCTCGTGTACCACCAAATGCACCCGCACGGACAGCCTGTGCTGCCGTACCTTGTGCTGCAATCGTACCTTGACGACGCATTTCCTCTAGGGCTTTTTGCGTCACTTGTTCTTGGTATGGATTCATGAAACGCTGTGTTGTAGCCGTGTCGTATCCGCCAATGCCCTGGCCAATCATAGCCTGTGAAGGGGCTAAGTTAGCTTGGGAAAACTGCTGTGCTGTTTGACCGGCTTGAGCAAATTCAGGGGCCACATTAACGGCACCCAAGATACCAGCGCCTTGAGATGTCAGTTGTTGACCTTGTGTTAAGCCTGCTGAACCTGCTGCAAGATAGGGCTCATAACGGCCAATACCTTGTCTAGCTAAGTCCGCAGCCTGTGCTTGAGTGGCAGAAAGTTTTGCTGCCTCTACTGCAGGAAGGTTTAATGGTGTGCCATAAAGGCCTTGCGCTTTTTGTAACAGGCCTAGTTTATAGGCCTCAATTTCCGGAGCTTCCCGTACTATCTGGGTGGTGATTTCCTCGGCCATTTACTTCCCCTTTGCCTCAAGTTTTTTCATTAGAGCATACATGCGTTTAGCGCCCTTTCTTCGTGATCCTTGGCCCATGGCACGTACTGCCTTGGCCGTAAATACAAATTCACCGTCTGATAACATCGCTGGAACAGAATCAGAAGTGCCTGTTCCTGGACCATCAATCGGACCGTTTTTACGAGGGAAATCCTCTAACGATGCAATACCGCCTTTTGCCAAGCGAGTAGGTCGGACAGTGTCGTATATATTAGCATAAGGATTGCCTGTGTATGCCGCCGTATTGGATAGACCTGTTGGAACGGTCGTAGCATACGGATTAGGTGAGTACGTAGTAGTTCCGCCACCATAAGTAAGGCCATAGGTCGACGGATCACGGGCAAGTAAGTCTTTACCCGTTGTAGTAAATTGATTTATGTTAGACGGAGGTGCAACAGGCTCCGGTTTAAATGCACCACCTAAATAGGCTGCACCTAGGCCGACCGCTGCTATTGGACCGTATGTAGACAATACGCCAGGCATTGCTGCTGTGTAGGCTTTTTCATACACACTACTAATCACTGCGTTTGGAGTATTAGCAGGTAAGGTGCTGATTGCGTCCATACCTGCTTTTTGCGCTGCTGCAGAACCTTGTTCTTGGATAGCAGAAGGGGAAATAGTTTTGTATGCAGCAGAAGCGGCATCACCATAGCGCCCTTCTTTGACCAAGTCCATCACACCTGGAGTAGTGGGCTTGAAAGCTGCATTAGGGGAAAATGACCCTTCTACAACAGGAGCAGGAGTATATGATGGCTGTACAGAAGCCACTGGTTGAACAACAGGTGCCACTGGAGCAGGCGTGTAGTTCGGAAATACTTGTTGGCCACCGGCTAGAGGGGCAACTGGTGCCACTGTAGGAGTAGGCAACGGAGCAGCATTATAGGCTGTCTCTACAGGAAGACCCTGAATGCCATTTGACACATCGTACGTAGTAACATCAGGAACTGCCGAAGGAGGAATAGCGCTAATGCCTTGGCCCGTGGTCGGTGTAAAGCTGCCCTCTACTACTGGAGCAGGGCCAGAAGGTGGTGGAGCTGAAGGGGTCATTGCATAAGATACTACCCCTGCCATTGCACCCGCTATTGCACCGCCTTTAAGAGCTTGACCTAATTTTTGGCCTGAAGCAAGGTTAACAAGAGTGCTGCCAGCAAAGGTATTTACGCCCAATGCAGTCGCCCCTGTAAGGCCCATGCCCCCGGCTAAGTTAAACCCGGCAGGACCCATGAAATACACAGCAGCTGCTGTAAGAAGAATTTTACCGATAGGGCTTTGGGCAATCTTCTTGACTACCTTACCTACACCTTTAGCAACGCTTTTTACTGCTTTACCTATTTTCTTAAAAGCTTTCTTTAAGAAAAATTCTGGCAAGCCTGTAGCAGGGTTAATTGTTCCACTACCGCCGCGTCTGCGTAGAAGAGCGGCCTCGCCAGGTGTAATATGAGCAAGCATGGTGTCGCCATTACGGCCCATATTTGCAAGCTCTTGTGAGAGGGTCCTGGCATTAATAATGCCGCCGTCTGCAAAGGCAGGAACGGCTGGTTCTTTATTAATGTCTAGTTGGTCTAATGCAAGGTTAAGTGCAGCAAAGAAAGCAGGGTCAAACTGTTCTGGAAGTAGGTCTTCTGGCACGCCTTCAGCAATAAGGCCTGCACGGTCTTCTGCATAGTCTTGAGGAGCAGCAAGGATGCCATCTACCATTTCTTGCAACGCATCAATTGCGTCAGCAGGTAAACGTAACGCGGCTAACTCACGGATAAACTGGTCTGCCAATGCAGGATCCACTTCCGCGATACCACCTAAGATGTCTCGTCCAAATTCACGAGGGCTATTCTTAGCATAGCTCTCCACTACTGGACTAAATTTAGAAGGGTCAATTTGACCCATCGGCTCCTGTTGTCCTTCAGACAACGCCATAATTCCTTGCATTTCTTCTGCCATGTTTAACCTTTCCCAAATACATAAATGGCCTCACAGGGCCGCACCTCAGTAAAGGAGGCGAAGATGTTGTAATTATGAGCTATTTTACTAGTTCCTGTCTACCAATAAAGCTGAAACAGTTACGCTTAAATCAGCCGCTGATGATGTGATTTTTAAAATGTCTGTTGCCTCTAGTATTAAAGGCCCCGCCACTTTTCCTGCTAATAGGTCTACATACGAGTTTGTCGCTACCGCTAGGGCCGGGGCAATTGTAGTAGCCCCTGTTCCCAGAGGAGAAAAAGCAGCCGTTACATTAATAGAACTGCCTGTTGTATTAGCTACAATAATAGAGCGTACAATGGCAGAAGTTGCATCAGGTACCGTCAATAAAGATTCGGTAGTCGCTCCTGTAAATACTTTTTGATACCGCTTATATAAGTTTGCCATTATTTACCAAAAAACCAGGCTAGTGCCTCGGCTTTATCCTCAGTTACGTTAGGGGTGTAATTACTATTAAGCGTCAACACAATCTGCTCTAAGGACCTTACCAATTGGTTAAACTGAGCCGGACTATAGCCTTCTGTAGCCGCATTGGGAAGACGAACGTTTGTTATCTTACTCATGCTATCTCAACCCATCCGGCACAACATCTACGCGCAATGTACCAAAGCGCCAAGTGCTCCCAAGGTCATCACTTTCCATACGCAATGATATCTGTCTACCACGCGCTCTTGTGTCTACTTTTTGAGTAGTAGGGGTGATCACGTAAGGGTCAAGCGAACTTGGACTTGCAGTAGCCTGTGGGTACGGACGTAGTAATAACTGCACCGTAATGTCCCCTACCTGGTTTTTAAAGTCAGGAATAAATCGCTTCATGTAGAGCATGTTATCCCCTTCGGAGATATCAAAATACCCAGACTGAAGGTAGGCGGTAATAGGCAAGCCATCCGCATCTTCCCCTGATTCTTGTTTGTAGAGGTATGAGCGACCTGCTGTTAGACCGTAAATAGTAGGCGTAACAGCCGTGTTGTCCGTGTTATCGTAACTAGTGGCAAGGGGCTTACCTATTACGCCCGCGTCTACCCAAGCCGTGCGAGCTAGAGAACCTATTGACCAAGTATTTTCAAGGTAGTTATAGGTCACAAAACGGTCTATGTAGTCGGAGGTAAAGGAACAATAGAACCAAGTTATCTCACTAAACTGGGAGTTAAGGCCTACATTAATTTTTTGTGCTTGCGAAAAATTAATGTCTTTATAGACATAATCTTGCACAGTACAGGGCAGTTTTTTAACCGTACCGTCAAACACAAAGAATCCCTTGATGCACATCCAATAGGCTACACCATTAATGTCAATAGCCGCATGAGGACCTACTACACCACAGTTAGAGCTAAGTTGCTGGAAGCTAAAGGTATACGGGGGACCTACATACTGCATAGCCTGTAGCGAACTGTCCGTAAAGATTAGAATTTGACCACGGGATCTAAGTGCGGAAATAATTCTATTACCATCAGATAGGCGTTGGCCCCCGGCCGTGTTGGTTGCCGAGGCTTCCCATGTATTGATGTCCTCTTGATTAGAGAACCGAACAAACATAGGGTCTTGCGTAGAAGGGTCACCTATGGTCGTCTCTGCTCCAAGTGATACCAGATGCCTGTCAGGAGTAGATACCAGCGAAAACTGGGCCTTGGTCGGCGCACCTGCAATAGCAGTAGCACGTAGCGCAGGAGAACCTACTGCTGGGACATCCCAAAGGTAGACAGCGCCCCCACACAGTTGACATACTACATCCTCTCCATACGTATCAAACTGCCATACGCGAGAATATAAGGTATTACCTGGAACGGAAGAAGCTGGACGGGGTGTTCCCCATGTTCCCATTCCCCATGTCCCTAAGCTCCATCCATAGTTCACGGACGTCACATCATTGCCCACGGCTATTTGAAAGGAAGCATCCGCCAAACCTGCTGTGGCCACAGTTGAAGTAGCGGCAGCAGGAGACACAATAGTGAACGTGTCCGCTGTAATAGTCTGCACTTCAAACTCATTCGTTAAACTTGCATTTGAAATACCACCGGGATTGCCACTTACATCGTATATAGTAACAAAGTCGCCTATTTCAGCCCCATGGGCCACGGCATTCACGGTAACCGTCGTACTGCCATTGGTTGTACTAAACGTTACGCCTGTTTCAATGCTTCTGATGGGCGTAATATCTGTCCAAGTGTCAAGTGCATATACGTATAGTTTACGGGTAGTACCTATTATACTGAAGGTAAGGCCAGTCAAACTATTCCAGTTAAATACCTGGCTGACCATTCCAATAAAAGGGGTACTGACGGAATCAAAGGATTCCCATCCACCTATTTTTTCAGGTAGGCCATACCTAAAGCGTACATAGTCACAATCCACCCAGCCACCTTCAGCACCGTATTCGGTGTTTTGCTTGTCAATGCCTGGGTTAAGTGCTAATCGTACGAGGGCCATATTATTCTTTCCTAAACAGTGCTGCTTCGTCTTTGCGGCGGTTATCTAGTCCTTTCAAGACCTTACCGCCGGCTTTATTATACTTGAGAAGACTTTGCATAGCCATGATTTTATCCCCGCGCAAAAGCGCCTGACGGAGGGTTGACCTCTGAAATGTGCCAAGACCAAGATTAAAGCAAAAGCTAAGAATAGCATCGTATTCATTCTGTGAAAGTCGTATAGGTAGATAACGGGCAAGCCCTCGTTCAAATCGTGCGACATCCTTAGCCAGTAACTTGTCAACTTCTTCCTCACTCCATCTGCGGTTGTCTTCAGGCTTTAAAGGGTACGCTTTACGAGTAGCCATGCCCTCTATGCTTGATGGTATTTTAGCCTGTTCTGGATATAAAACACTACCAACACCAATAGTCCAGAGTTTAGCCGGACATTGATATGGTTTGTATCGGCAGCCTTCATGATGATGCAATAATTTAAACAATTCCTTACTTGCCTTCACGGTGTTTTTCCCATTGACGAGAACCAAAGTAGAAGCCGATTATGCTACTTACAATTGCCATTTCATCATCAGAAAATACTAAGCTCATAGCAGTGCCAAACTCTACGCCAGTATATATTGCCCAACCTAGACCAACAAGATCTACTATTACAAGCAAGCCCACAAACGTAAAGGCTATTATAGGACGCACCTTAGCATTTAAATCTACTGTGCCTTGTGATGCCTTGTCCATCATCTTCATGTCGTGTGCGTATAGCGCCTCGCGCTCTTGTGCATAGGTCTGCACTTCAATCTCGTCTAGCTTGATGGCTTCAATCTTTTCTTGTGATGCAAAGCCAGCGGCAGCCATAGCGGCTTCTCGTTCTGTCTGCAAACGGGCCATAGCCATCTCATGCTTTTGGTCTCCCTTCTGTTGAAAGAAGCCTAAGATACTTGGTAGTGCTGATGAGCCTATGCCTAATAGGCCTGATATGATAGATAACATAATTAATTCCCCAGTGGATTTGACGTTGCCCGTTTAAGGGCTTTTAGTTGTGATTCAATGCCTTCGCGGGTGGCTTTCATCTCTTCCCGCACACCCATTAAAGACGCGGCAGTTTCACGTACATTGCCGTTAGTAATTGCTTTAGCTTCGTTAGCAGTGCCAATGGCGTTTGATACCTTCTCTTGCATGGACACCAATTGGTTTGATGTTTGCACCATCGAGTCTTTAACTACGTTTACTGAAGCTTGCTGTGCAGACAACTGCACCTTTAGTGCGTTGACTTCTGCTTTTAACTCGGCATCATCGTAGGGTTTAGCAGCTTCAATCGCTTCAGTCGCCGCTATAACTCGGTTGTAAGTCGTTATGCCGACGTAGATTGTCCCACCTATCGGCGCTAATATTCCAAAAAGAACTACTAATAGCGTTTTCGCTGAGTAGTTCGAGTAAGATTCCTTGATTTCTTCCAAGCTCATATGGTAACTCCTGCTGGTATGCCAATGCGTCGTTCAATTGAATCGCTTGATTCTGCATCGGCTTGTTTAAAATCTCTAGGCTCATAACCACCCCAAACCCAGGAACGAGGGTCTTGCCCTTCGGAACTTCTGGCTGCGATGTAGTCGGTGTTTGTGTTGTCTCTTGGGTCGTAGTCGTTGCAGTGGGCGCAGGGGAAGCTGGTGTGTCCGATTGTACTTCTTGTAATGGGGGTGGCTCCGGTGCAGGTGCAGGTTGCATTACTTCCTGGGTCGCAGGTGCACTTATTGGGCTGACTGGATTCAATGGACTGCTCATGTTCGTTACGTTGGTGGGGCTCTTGACGCATGAGTTCATTGTTTCCACCCAAGGAGAAACTACAGGCGGACTGTATGGCATAGGACAAGTTGTTGTCTGTTGTTCTGTTATCGTTCCTACAAACCCGTCCTGACATGCTACTGGCCTTTCTTGAACGCTTGGATTACAGCTTGGGGGATTTGGCGAACAGTTGTTAGAAGTTGTGACCCAATCTGTCCACTGGTTGTTACTACAAGTCTTAGTCCTTGTTTGATTAACTGAACCTGAGTAGTTAGGCTCACAAGCAAGGCTTTGATTTTCAACAATGTCTGTACAAGCGGGTTGAACAGGCTGACCACATTCTGGTATGCCCGGATAAAGCTGGCACGCAAGCTGTTGACAAGACTCCATAGTAGTGCCTTGAGCGACGCCAAGGCTTGAGTATACAGGGCCGTAACTTGCCCACTGACCTGCGTAACAATATGCTTGAACATAATTACTCCTTAGAAGAGTCAGGAAGAGGAGTGATAAGAACGAAGTCTTTACCATAAATCGCCTCAAACCAATCGGGGTGTAAGTCATACCACGCCTTTCTTGCTGCATCGCCAATAGCGCCGCCTATAGGACAGGGACTGCCCGACATCTCCATAGCAACCCAGTTTTCATGGTTGGCTGCACAAGCAAGAGATACTGCCGCAACCTTTAAGCCGCTGTCACTTAAGAACTTAGCCCAGCGTAAACGTACGCAGTTGTTGTCCGTAACCATCGTTCCACCGGCTACAGAAAATATCCCACCGTTGACAGCACCACTAATGCCAATGCTGCAAACATCTTGACTGAAAGCTGACATCGAAGGAGCCATAGCAGAGGGGACAGGTTGACCTTTATAATTAATTGTTGTTTCGTCCGCATACGCTACTCCTACGGCTAGTAGACTACCAAGCAAAAAACCTAGTAGTAAATACCCTAGGCTTTTTATATTTGATCGGCAGTGTCTGTGATGAGGTAAATTCATCTACAAGCTTCCTAAACTAATGCAACTACTACAAAACCAACCACGCCACCTAAGGTTGTGGCGACCCAATCCCATATGTCTGCTGTGTGTTTGTCAGGGTGCATGTAATCGTATATCTCTTTCAACGCAGCGATGATTGCTACTACTAAGATAGAGTACGCACCAATGAACGGAGTTAAGACTGCAGCAATTATGAAGCCACAAATAAAGTGCATTTGCTTGTCGCAAGGCACTTTGCACACGATGCAAAACTTGCTTAGTATCTCGTTTACTTTAGCTATGAATTTTTCCATTAATTATCCTTAATATATCATTGCTGAATCAAATAGCATTGTTGCAGAATTTGTTGATGAAACTTTTGTAATTAAAAAGTAATGTGTTGTTCCTGTGGCTATAAAACTTCCTGCATAGGTTGTCCAAGATGAAGATGATGTTCCGCTAACATAAGCATTTAATAACGAAAATCCAGAATTATAAATTTCCAAAGCAAATGTTTGATTCCCTGAAGTTCCTGATTTTACTGAACAAGCTACTGTATAACATTTCCCTACGGTAAATCCAGTAACAGCTTGTTGCGCCCAATTAGTTCCACTTGTGTCAGTAGCTGTAACTTGAAGACAGTTATTTCCATCTATTCCACCTGCAACACTTGCTATAGAGGCATGACCTGTTGACCATCCAGTAGTATTGCTATCAAATGTACCATTAGTAACGAGGTTGGTATTTATTCCAGTTAAACCTGAAGCACTACCACTAAATGATGCACCAGTAATAACTCCACTAGCATTAATAGTAGTAGCCACCACCGTACTAGGAGTAGTCGCACCTAGAGTGCCGTTTAATGCGCCAGTAGCAGCACCAGCAAGACCTGTTGTTCCATCTAAAACTATCATATTTCATCCTTTTCTTTGCAGTTATCAAAATGCCATCTATTTCCCGCACCTTTTGATTTACCCTGCATATTGCAATGTGGGCATACCCAAGATTCATTAATAGCAATTTGTTTCATTTTTTGTATTTGCTCATCAGACAATTTTATGCCTTTTTTCTTTGATAACTTGCCTAATTTAGTAGCACTCATTTTAGCAATAGATTCTTGCGTATGTGTTCTTCCTAACATTAAAGATGGCTTACCAAGAAGCAACTGTCTATTAATTTCTTTTCTAGCAGGGTTTTGCATTTGCAATTTAACACTATCGCTAATCTTTTTTCTTGCTTCTTCTGAATGCGTTAAACCTTTATTCCATGAAGGCTTTCCTTTAGCAAAGGTATTACCAGTTGCATCAGGAGGCATTCCCCCACCTTTTACTATATTCCATCCAATTGCATCTTCTGCTCTAAGCTTTAACTCAATCATTAGGCAGTACGTTTTGCTTGAAACTAATACCACTTCTTTTATTAAGTTATCCCACCCATGCTTATCAATAGCAAATCTAAGGTGTCTATTTCCAGTTCTTTTGTTATGTTGTTCCCAGCGTTTTTCAACAAACTTAGAAACGCCAATGTAACCTTGCGTAAACATATCCGTATGGTCAGGATGATGTATCCAATAAACACTATGCTGCATTATATCTGCCATCTAAAACTATAGACATAATATATCCTTAATTAAAACGTAATTGAACCACTGCCAGTCCATTTGTAAACTCTGTAACCGCCAGCTACTGTAATTGTTGGTGAACCTGTAGTTGCTGTGGCTGCGTCATAGGTGTCTGCATAACGGATAATAACAATGCCTGAACCGCCTGCTCCACCAAAAGAACCGCCACTACCACCACCGCCACCGCCACCACCTGTATTGGCAGTACCAGATGTTGCTGCAAAAGAGTTGTTACTGCCCGCGCCACCACCACCATTGCCACCTTGGCCTACAGTTCCGCTTGGTACACCGCCACCGCCACCACCAGCATAGTATGTTGATGAACCAGAGATAGACGAGGCTAAACCTACACCACCGTTTCCTGATACACCACCACCTGCATTTCCACCTGCAGCACCTGCACCGCCACCACCACCTGAGTCATTTGAGTTTCCTGTACCACCAGCGTTACCTTGACCTGCAGGAGAGGCCGCACCGCCAGCAGTGCTGGATGAAACACCACCTCGTGCACCACCACCTGATCCGCCAGCAACGCCTACTGATACAGACGCACCGTTTGTACCGCCAGCGCCACCACCCGTTGATGTAATAGATGAAAATACTGAGTTACCACCATTACCACCATAAGTACCTGCAGTAGTTGCACCTGCGCCACCAGCACCAACAGTAACAGTTAAAGAAACTCCACTAGCAACAGAAAATCCAGTTGCTGTTTTATAACCACCAGCGCCACCACCACCTGCACGGTCAGTACCACCACCACCACCTGCTGCAACTACTAAATACTCAACATTTGGAGTAGGAGCTGCATTTCTAGTTACACTATACCAAGCAGTACCGTTGTAATACTCAAGCACAGCCAAGTCTGTGTTGTAGCGCCATTGGCCAGTTGCTGCTGTAGGTCGTTGAGCCGTAGTCCCTGATGGTAGGTACAAGGCACCCGTTGCTGAATCTTGTATAGGGAAAACACCTGTAGTCGCAGGCAGTGTTATGGTTGCCGTGATGTTATCCACAGCGGCCATCGTTGTCGTGCCTGACGTAGCTCCCTTAATCAGCAGGTTTGCCATTATGCAGCTTCTACCCAGTTTGTTGTTGCCTCATCCCACACGTATATTTTGTCATCGTCTGGCATAGCTACTGGAGCTGACCATTGGCAAGTGTCTTCATCTAAAGTCCAGCTTGCATAAGGTTGAGGCGGTATGAACGCATCACGAACACGGTCGTATGTGTAACCAATACCTGCATAGTTCTTACGGATAGAAGCGTTGTAAGATGTTTGTACCCACTTAGAGTGACCGTTAGACCAACGGATAAAGAAAGCCTTACCCATGTCCTCGGACTCTACACCTTCAGCGGTTAGCATCTCAATGTTGTTTAAAGCGTGGACATCAATCACCACGTCGTTTTCATCTAATTTTGCGAAATAAGCCATTGTAAATCCTTAGAATGTAATTGAACCGCTACCAGTCCATTTGTAGACACGGTAGCCACCAGCGACTGTTATGGTAGGTGAGCCTGTAGTTGATGTTGCAGCAGCGTATGTATCAGCGTAACGGATGATAACAATACCTGAGCCGCCAGCTAATGACCCAGCACTACCTCCACCACCACCAGTGTTTGCTGTACCAGGACCTGTAGTTCCGCCACCACCTGTACCAGCAGTACCAGTAGAATAGAAAGTATTACCGCCTGAGTTAGACCCGCAACCAGCTCCGCCGCCCGCATAAGTTACTGATGAACCGCTAATAGATGATGCTGTACCGTTACCGCCATTACCCCTAGTAGAAGGAGCGGATGCTGCTGTGCCTACTGCACTAGCACCCCCACCGCCACCACCTGAATAACCAGTTCCAAAGTCATATGCAACTCTACCAGCAGTTCCGCCGCCGTTATTGCCTTGTCCGGCAGTCCCTAAACCACCCGTAGCTTGAGCTGAGTCTTGATACACACCACCACCAGAACCACCTGTCGGTGCAGGACTAGATTGACCAGCGCCACCCCCTAATGACGTAATAGAACCAAATACGGAATTTGAACCATTGCCACCAGCGCCACCAGCGCCTACTGTTACTGTTACGGCAGAGCCAGCTGTAACAGCCAATCCTGTTGCAGTTCTAAAGCCACCGGCTCCACCACCACCAATGAAGCCACTGCCACCACCTGCTACAACTAAATACTCTACGCTAGAAGGTGGTAATATAGGTGTCACGCTATACCAAGCTGTGCCGTTATAGTATTCCATTACGCCTAGTGTCGAGTTATACCTAACCATACCTGTTGAGGCTGTTGGTCGTTGTGCTGTTGTGCCAGTAGGTAATGTCAATGCACCTGTTGTGCTGTTTTGTGTTGGTACAATACCCGTTACAGATGGCAAGGTCATTGTAGCAGTCACCGTGTCTGTAGCTTGGATGGTTGTGACGCCTGTCGTCTGCGCCGCCAATAATATAGGCATTATTTAGCCTCCTCTTATTACATTACGAGCTTCAGCCCTTAATGCACGAACTGCTGTAGTGTCTTTGTCATAGTCTGCTGTCATCATGTAATCTGTTGATGCTAGGTAGGCTAGTGCCTCTTGAC